GTTCTACCAAAAGAATGGTAAATTTGAAGCCGGATATATTGCTCAAGAAGTTGAGGGGGTATATTCACATGCTGTTGTACTTGGAATAGATGGTTATTTAAACCTATCATATAGTCAAGTACATACCTTGAAAATCGCAGCGCTTGAGGATTCTGTGGATGACATCAAGAAGAAAATCAAGGAACTAGAAGAAAAACTCAATACTTTATACTAATTTTAAAACAAAAATCATGAAGACAATCGAACCTGTAAACGTGTGGTTTAACGGAAATGAAGTTGAAGCCACCATCTTGAATGCAATTGTAATGAACGACAACCTGTTGAACAGTGCTACGTTCCAATACCAATTGCTTCAAGAAGTTGTTAATCCTATCTCAGGTGGGTATCCAACAACTACTCCTGTAGCTACAAACTACTTGACTATGACCGGAGAAGCCTACGACAATTGGGACAATAATGACTATGCGTACGCATGGCTTGCTGAACAATTGAACTTGGTTATCACAGGCGAGTACGTTCCTCCTACTCCTGTGCCTCCAACTCCTGCTACTGAACCTGAAGCTGAAGCATAATAAATGTCGTGGGCGGGAATAGCATCAAATCAGACTGTATCGTTTAACAACCTACAGGACGCTGTGAACAATGGTGTGTTCACGCAGAAGAATGCTATTCCCGCATCCAACGAACAGATTACTAAAGCTGACGCTGATTACTACGTAAACATCAATACGAGCTACGGACCGTATGCAGCTAAGGCTTCTAATCAGCTTGTTGTAAAGTCCGACCTTCAGGCAGCAGCGGTTACGTCGTATCCATTCACAATATGGTACGACCAACCTTGCTATTGGGATGGGTTCTTTATTGAGGGTGGTGCTCCATCAGACTCAGATGCTTGTGCATTAAACGTCAACTCAATTGTATTGTATGGCAACGCTCCTACGTTGGCCAATGGAATGAGGCTCTACTATGACAGTGGCCTTTCTAACTTTTGGTATGGTAACCAAGGAGGATGTGGCAATTGGTACAGGCACAACACTGATGTATTTACGTATTTAGATTCCATTGCAACAGTTCAGTCATTGACTCCTTGTTGTACTGCTGACCTTAGTATTAGCGCATTCTTCTTAGGGGCAACTGACATGCAGATGTTCCTCAACCTAAGTGTTGGTCAAATAAACACAATAATAATTACGTTTGATTGGTGTACCGATAGTGGGGCTTCAGGACATACTTGGATACAAATTAACTCCGGATATTTGGGGCCGATGTATGGTATTAATATAGACCTTTCACGCACAGGGTTTACTAGTTCATCAACTTCGTGGGGGGCTCAAGAGGTATGGGTTGATATTGCTAGCTCAACTCCGGTAAATGACTTTGCAATATGTTCTACGTCAATTACTATTACAGGATTCAGTCCTTCTTGCTTGAGCTATAATGCAGGATGCGGCTGTTAAAAAATAGACTATATTTGTACTATGGCAGAACAACTTACAGCAGAAGAATTAGAGAAAATCCAAGAGTTACAAAAAACATTCACTAAGGCCAAGATTGCCTTGGGTGATATTGAGCTAACTAAGCAGGATTTGCTAAGTGAAATTGCTAACCTCAAGCAGGATTTTATTGCGAACGAAAAGAAGCTCATCGAAAAGTATGGAGCTGATGCAGTTATAAATGTAAAAACAGGAGAAATAACCCATGGGAAAAATTAATTCATACGCTACAGACGGTAACGTAACATTCGCTGACAAGCTTATTGGCACTGATGCTGAGGATTCAAACGCTACAAAGAACTTCACCGTGGGTGACATTCTTGATTTGCCTTTGCCTAACGTGCCTGAATACCCAAATAATGCTGCAGCCTTAGCGGCGGGTCTACCTGTCGGTAAGATTTACCGAATCACAGGAACTGACCACGCGGGTGTCGTGCATTAATACCTTTAAAATGAAATTAAATCTAATCAAATATGGACATCAGGAAAATATCAGTGGGGCCCGACTACAAGGGTGGTGCGATGCACTACATTGTGGGTCAGAAAGTCCTTAACGACACATACGAAATTCACCTCATTAAGTTCGACCAAGAGTCGCAGTCAATCAAGATTTATATTATCAACGAAAAGCAAGAGGTGGTATTGTGGAAGGAGTTCAACTCCACCATTCCTTTGGCCATAGAACATAATATAAACTACTGATGCAATCTCCATTCGACTTCATAGTGAAGCCCGTGAATGGAAAGCGATATGACAACACAAAAGAGGTAGGCGGGATTGAGTTAATCATAAGTACTTCAGAAGAAGACTACAGATTCTCAAACAGGTACGCAGAAGTCATAGAGGTTCCATTACGCTACGAAGGGCCAATACAAAAGGGAGATACCCTTTTGGTGCACCATAATGCGTTCAAGTTTTACAACGACATGAAAGGCCGCCAAAAAAGCGGCCGTAGCTTTTTTAGGGATGACGTGTTCTTTATTGAGCCGGACCAATTCTTTATGTATAAGCGTGATGGCAAGTGGTTTCCGTATAGCCGGTATTGCTTCGTACGTCCCATTGCGGCTATTGAGTCATACATAAAGAAACCATTCACCAATGAACCACTCATGGGGGAGATGGTATATCCAAATGAATACCTCATCAGTAAAGGAGTAAAGGGAGGAGACAAGGTGTGCTTCAAGCCTGACAGTGAATACGAGTTTAAAGTGGATGATGAGACGCTATACCGAATTTTTGACCACCAAATAACAATAGTCCTATGAACGCAATGATAATTGACAATGTCATCCTTCGCCCTCAAGAATACTTTAGGGATATTCTCGAAAACGATTTCGTTGATGTGCACGATGGCGTAAACACCTTCAAGAACATTCAACCACGAGACCACGATGATGAGTTTGCACAAGCAGCTCTAGAGGTTGCGGGTCCCGGATATGAGGTTGCTTGGAACTTTGTTCGTCGTTCACCACTTGGACAGGAGGAACCAAACTTCATCCACACGGATGAGATGATGGGAGACCTTACGGCAATCCTGTACTTGAACTACAGCGCACCAAAGGGAGATGGAACAACTCTGTATGATGATAATGGCAAGCCTAGCGTGGTGTTCTATTCAGCATTCAACAGAATGGTTATATTTGAATCAAAGCTTCCTCACTCAAGGAACATCTTTGAGAACTTTGGAGAAGGGCATGGGGCACGACACATTCAAGTGGTATTCCTAAAAGAACAAAAGAATGGCTGATTCAAAAGAGATTAAACTCAAGATTATTGAGGCAGGGCATAAAGCTGTTGAGCAACTGATTAAGGTCGCCAAGGAGGACATCATCAAGAGAGAAGAAGGTGATGAGTCTGCACTTGCTGCCGACCGACTAAAGAACGCAGCAGCTACAAAAAAGATTGCCATATTTGATGCGTTTGAGATTCTTGCCCGCATTGAAGCGGAGAGTGAGAATCTTGCAATGCTAGAAAAGGGAGTAAGTAAAACTGATACAAAACAAGGATTTGCAGAACGAAGGGTTATATCGAATCGTTAAGGACTACGTTCCTCAGAACGCTCTTGCTAAAAAGAACACAGGTAAGTCTTGGAAGTATGGGTATGATGAACAGTACGACATGGTCGTCATTTCAAGGACGGGCCAAATAGGAGATATTGTCTGCATTGCAGGGCTATACATTGCACTCCCGGCAACCCCAAAAGAGTGTCTTCAAAGACACGAAAAATCATCTGAGCAGTATTGGGAGCGTCAACCGTTGCCCAAAGAGCTAGCTCGTATTCAGTCAATCTTTCATTGGAATGATATGCCTGCCGAGTTTAAAGACCTGTGGGTAGACTACATTGAGGAGGAGTTTGAGCGCAGGGAGAATGGTGTGTGGTTTATGAACAACGGCAAGCCAACCTACATTACCGGCTCTCACTACATGTACATGCAGTGGTCTAGTATTGACGTGGGGTATCCTGACTTCCGGGAAGCGAACCGCATCTTCTTCATTTTTTGGGAGGCGTGTCGTGCAGACGAGCGCTCATTCGGGATGGTGTATCTAAAGATTCGTCGTTCAGGATTTTCGTTCATGTCATCGTCTGAGTGTGTGAACATAGCCACGCTTGCCAAGGATTCTCGTGTTGGTATCCTGTCAAAGACGGGTGCTGATGCCAAGAAGATGTTTACTGATAAAGTTGTTCCCATCAATGGACGCTTACCGTTCTTTTTTCGTCCAATTATGGACGGTATGGACAAGCCAAAGACCGAGCTTGCATACCGAGTGCCTGCCGCTAAGATTACCAAGAAGAACATGCACGATGTCGAGGGCGAGACCATTGAGGGGCTTGATACCACGATAGATTGGAAGAATACGGAAGAGAACTCGTATGACGGTGAGAAGCTTTTATTCCTCGCTCATGACGAGAGTGCCAAGTGGGTGAAGCCAAACAACATCCTAAACAATTGGCGAGTAACCAAGACCTGTTTGCGTTTGGGTAGCAAGATTATCGGCAAGTGCATGATGGGCTCTACCTCCAATGCGCTGAGCAAAGGGGGTGACAACTATAAGAAATTGTACGAGGATTCTAGAGTTGGTGAACGAAATGCCAACGGGCAGACCAAGTCAGGGCTATACGCCTTATTCATTCCGATGGAGTGGAACATGGAAGGATTCATTGACATCTATGGGATGCCGGTGTTCCGTAAGCCTGAGAAGCCTGTACGTGGTGTAGATGGGGGATGGATTAAGAACGGAGCTATTGACTATTGGGAAGCTGAGGTTGAGTCGCTCAAGTCTGACTCTGATGCACTCAACGAGTTTTACCGTCAGTTCCCACGCACGGAAAGCCATGCGTTCAGGGATGAGAGCAAGTCATCGCTTTTCAACCTTACCAAGATTTATCAGCAGATAGACTACAATGACTCTCAGATTGAGGCTCACATGGTGACACGTGGAACATTCCATTGGAAGGACGGAGAGAAGGACACCAAGGTGTTATGGAGCCCTGACCCAAGGGGTAGGTTCTTAATCAGTTGGGTGCCTCCGCTACACATGCAGAATAAAGTATCTACCCGAAATGGACTGAAGTTTCCCGGGAACGAACACCTAGGCTCATTCGGATGTGACTCGTATGACATATCAGCAGTAGTTGGAGGGCGGGGGTCGAATGGTTCTCTCCACGGGATGACCAAATTTCACATGGAGGATGCGCCTACAATGCAGTTCTTTCTAGAATATATCGCTCGTCCTCAGACTGCAGAGGTATTCTTTGAGGAGGTGCTAATGGCATGCGTATTTTTTGGGATGCCTATACTTGTGGAGAATAACAAGCCTAGGTTGCTGTATCACTTCAAGAATAGGGGGTACCGAAACTTCTGTATGAACCGCCCGGATAGGCAGCTCAATAAGCTGAGCAAAACTGAGCGGGAGCTTGGTGGCATACCGAACTCATCCGAGGATGTGAAGCAATCTCACGCCTCCGCAATTGAGTCTTACATTGAGAAATATATTGGTTTTGATGCCTCAGGGGCATATCGTGCTCCGGATGAAATAGGCGCTATGCCGTTCACTAGGACGCTTGAAGATTGGGCCAAGTTCGATATTAATGACCGAACAAAGTTCGATGCTTCTATTAGTTCGGGTCTTGCCATCATGGCAAATCAAAAACACATATATTTACCTGAGAAAAAAGAGTCGAAAATTAGTGTTAATTTCGCAAGGTACACTAATAGTGGAAATATAAGTGAACTCATTAGATGAAAGAAGTAATAGTAAGCATATCAACAACAAGCTTCCCGAGTCAGCTAGTATCTGACGCGGAAAAAGCTACTGTCGAATTTGGTTTGCAGGTAGGTCAGGCAATCCAATACGAGTGGTTCCGTAAGGACGGAAACCAATGTAGATACTACGGCCAATGGCGCGACTTTCATCGACTCCGCTTGTATGCTCGTGGAGAGCAGCCTGTCGAAAAGTACAAAAACGAGTTGGCCATCAATGGCGACTTGTCTTACTTAAACCTTGATTGGACTCCGGTACCTATCCTGCCGAAGTTTGTTGACATCGTTGTAAACGGAATGTCTGACCGACTATTCAAGGTAAAGGCGTATGCGCAAGACGCTATGTCTCAATCTAATCGTAGTAAATATCAAGACATGCTTGAAGGGCAAATGGCCGCTAAGGACGTCTTGACTACTATCCAAGAATCAACGGGTGTAAACCCATTCATGATGGACCCTGAAGAACTTCCCGAGAACGATGAGGAATTGTCGCTCTACATGCAGCTCAACTACAAGCCTGCAATTGAGATTGCAGAAGAGGAAGCCATTAATACTTTGTTTGATGAGAACCATTACCAAGATACTCGTAAAAGGGTTGACTATGACATTACTGTCATTGGTATCGGAGTGGCGAAGCATGAGTTTCTGCCGGGAGCAGGCGTACAAATTTCGTACGTAGACCCCGCAAATATTGTCTACAGCTACACAGAAGACCCTTACTTCAGAGACTGCTTCTATTGGGGAGAAATAAAAACTCTTCCTATTACTGAGTTGATGAAGATTGACCCTACTCTTACCAAGGAAGACTTGCAGCAAATCTCGCAATATTCTCAGAGTTGGTACGACTACTACAATGTTGCTCAGTTCTACGAGAACAGTTTGTTCTACCGGGATACTGCAACACTAATGTACTTCAACTACAAGACCACCAAGAAGATGGTCTACAAGAAGAAGATTCTAGAAGGTGGAGCTTCTCGCATGATTCAGAAGGATGACCAATTCAATCCTCCTACTGAGATGATGGAAGAGGGTAAGTTCGAGAAAATTGAAAAGACTATTGACGTTTGGTATGAAGGCGTCATGGTGATGGGGACCAACATTATGTTGAAGTGGCAATTGATGGAGAACATGGTTCGTCCTAAGTCTGCTACTCAACACGCTATCCCGAACTATGTGGCGGTAGCTCCCCGAATGTATAAAGGGGTGATTGAGTCGCTCGTTCGGAGAATGGTGCCCTTCGCCGACTTGATTCAAATCACCCACTTGAAATTACAGCAAGTCATTGCTCGTACTGTACCTGATGGTGTATTCATTGATGCCGATGGTCTGAACGAAGTTGACTTGGGTACCGGAAACGCTTACAATCCTGAGGATGCGTTGAGGTTATACTTCCAAACAGGTAGCGTGATTGGTCGTAGTTATACGCAGGATGGCGAGTTCAACAATGCTCGTGTACCAATTCAGCAGCTTACCTCAAACTCAGGGGCAGCTAAGACGCAAATGCTTATCGCCAACTACAACCATTACCTCGATATGATTCGTTCGGTAACGGGATTGAATGAGGCTCGTGATGGCTCTACGCCTGACCCGAACTCATTGGTTGGTGTACAGAAACTTGCTGCGCTTAACTCAAATACGGCTACACGCCACATCCTTGAGGGTGGTTTATTTATCTACCGCTCATTGGCTGAAGCGTTGACGTACCGTGTTGCTGACATATTGGAGTACGCTGACTTCAAGGATGACTTTGCCAACAGGATTGGCAAGTACAACGTGTCTATCCTTGAGGAAATCAAGGACCTGTACGTTTACGACTTTGGTATCTTCATTGAAATCTCTCCTGACGAAGAGCAGAAAGCTCAGCTCGAGGCCAACATTCAGATGGCACTTTCTAAAGGCGACATCAATCTTGAGGACGCTATTGACATTCGTGAGATTAAAAACCTCAAGCTTGCCAATCAATTGCTCAAAGTGAAGCGCTTGAAGAAGCAAGAGCGTGAGGATAAGATGATGATGCAGAAGCAGGCTATGCAGGCGGAGCAGCAACTGAAGTCTCAGCAGATGGCATCTCAAACTGCTTTGCAAAAGATTCAATTGGAGACTCAGGCTAAGATGCAGCTCAAGCAGGCAGAGGTGGCTTTTGATATTGAGAAGTTGAAGGCAGAAGCTGAGATGAAACGTATGCTTATGAATGAGGAGTTCCAATACCAAATGCAACTTGCAGGGGTAAAAGAGAATGCCCTCACAAGCCGTGACGATATGAAGGAAGCTGCAAAGGCCAAGCGAATCAGTCAGCAAAATACTGAGCAATCTAAGCTGATTAATCAGCGGAAGAATAACTTACCGCCAATGAACTTTGAGTCCAATGAAGATACCCTTGATGGGTTCGATTTGGCCGAGTTTGAGCCCCGGTAATAATTAATATATTTTTTGTATAAATTTGTAACAAATTAAATCGAATCTAATGGAAATCAAAGTAAGAGCAATCGGTGAGGTAGAGCAAAAGAGTGTGGCACAAGTTGAGCAGGAGCTCCTTGAGAAGCACGAAAAAGAACAGCAAGCAGCTGATGAAGCAGCGAAAGCAGCAGCAGAAGCAGCAGCGCAGCAGAACGAACCTCCCGCCGGTGGTGACGACAACTCCGATGAAGGTCAAGGCGCTGAGCCTGAGCTGACAGAGGAACAAGTTCTTTCATATATTGGAAAACGCTACAATAAGCAAATCAATTCGTTTGACGAATTGGTAGCCGAACGTAAGGAGAGCGACCCGCTTCCCGAAGACGTGGCAGCTTATATGAAGTATAAAAAGGAGACAGGCCGTGGCTTTGAAGACTTCCTTCAATTGAAGAAGGATTTTGATGCCATGAATCCTGACCAACTCCTTAAAGAATATCTTGCGGCTACACAGCATGGTCTTGACGAAGAGGACATTGATACTCTCATGGAAGAGTATAGTTACAATGAGGACCTTGACGATGAAACCAAAATCAAGCGTGTGAAAATCGCAAGAAAGAAAGCTATTGCCGAGGCAAAGAATTTCTTCAATCAACAGAAAGAGAAGTACAAGCTTCCCCTTGAGTCAAGTGGGTCAGGCTTAGCTCCGGAGGAGAAAGAAGAGTTCGAGGCTTATCGTCAGTATACAAAGCAGGCGAAGACCCTGCAGGAGGAAAATGACAGAAAGCGTCAATGGTTCGACCAAAAGTCCGATGAGGTCTTTAGTAAAGACTTTAAAGGTTTTGAGTTCGAGTTGAATGAAAAGAAGTTTACGTTTTCTCCCGGTGCCGCTGCTGAATTGAGAAAGGCTCAGTCAACCCCAATGAACTTCGTTGCGAAGTACTTGGATGAGAGTGGTCTTATCAAGGATGCAAAAGGATACCATAGGGCTTTGTCAATCGCAATGAACCCTGAAAAATTTGCTAAGTTCTTCTATGAGCAGGGCTTGGCAGATGCAACCGACGATGTAATGCGTCAGACTAAAAACATCAATATGTCTGAACGCCGTGCACCTGAGGCTATCAATAAGGGTGGAGTGCAGGTGAAAGCGGTCAACCAAGACAACGGAAGGAGTCTGAAAATCCGTAGCATCAAAAAAATCTAAAAAAACTTAAAAAATGGCTGTATTAAACACCCCCGGGTATCAGCTTCAGCCGAGTGCTGAGCAGGTACCATTGTCTACCAACTACATTACCAACTTCGATTTCTTGAATCAGTATCTTCCTGATACGTACGAGAAAGAATTTGAGCGTTACGGTAATCGTACTGTTGCTTCTTTCCTACGTATGGTAGGTGCTGAAATGCCTTCAAACTCTGACATGATTAAATGGGCAGAGCAAGGTCGTTTGCACACCAAATACGTAGATTGTCAATCAAGTGCTGCTGCTTTGGCCGACACTGCAGTAATCACTGTGAATGACCCTAACGTAACCGGCATTGCAATCCGCATTGGCCAAACTGTTTTCATTTCTGACAACGCTACCGGTTTGTCTAACAAGGGTATCGTACTCGATGTTGACACCACTAACGGTACTTTCGACGTAGCTTACTACGAAGGTACAGGTCAGACTTTCGGAGCTACAGCTACCTTGTCTGTATGGATTTACGGTTCTGAGTTCAAGAAAGGTACCAATGGAATGATTGGTTCTTTGGAAGGTGAAGACGAGTTCTACGAGAACTCTCCAATCATCATCAAGGACAAGTACGCTGTAAGCGGGTCTGACATGGCTCAGATTGGATGGGTTGAAGTAACCACTGAGAACGGTGCTACCGGATACTTGTGGTACTTGAAGAGCGAGCACGAAACTCGTTTGCGTTTCGAGGACTACCTTGAGACTGCAATGATTGAGGCCGTTCCTGCTGAAACAGGTTCAGGTGTTGCTACTCAAACTGCAAACAACCAAGTTGGTAACAAAGGTTCAGAAGGTATCTTCTACGTTGTTAACACTCGTGGTAACGTTTGGGGTGGTGGTAACCCAACTACCTTGGCTGATTTCGACAGCATCATCTCTCGTTTGGACAAGCAAGGCGCTATCGAAGAGAACGTAATCTTCGTAAACCGTGCCTTCAGCTTCGACATCGACGACATGTTGGCTGCTCAGAACAGCTACGGTGCCAACGGTACTAGCTATGGTTTGTTTGACAACGACAAAGACATGGCTTTGAACTTGGGCTTCACCGGTTTCCGTCGTGGTTATGACTTCTACAAGTCTGATTGGAAATACTTGAACGACCCAACTATGCGTGGTGGTCTTCCTACAGGCGCTAACGCTGCCGGTACTGTTACCGGTCTGTTGGTTCCTGCCGGTTCTACCAACGTGTACGACCAAATCATGGGTAAGAACGCCAAGCGTCCTTTCTTGCACGTACGTTACCGTGCGTCTGAGACTGAAGACCGCCGTTACAAAACTTGGATTACAGGTTCTGCCGGTGGTGCTCAAACAAGCGACCTTGATGCAATGGAGGTGAACTTCCTCTCTGAGCGTTGCGTTTGTACCTTGGGTGCTAACAACTTCGTATTGTTCCGTTACGGTTCTTAATCGGAGAAATAATCGGGGTGGGGTGTCTTCAAAGACACTCCCCCCTTTTTTTAAAATCTAATCATATCATATCAAATGAAAAAGAATACAACCCCCGTAGATAAAATCTACAAGTTAAAAGGTAAGGTAGCCCCGCTGTCTTACACCATCCCATCTAGAAATACTAAGCGTTACCCGCTGTTGTGGTTTGATGAGGAGAACAACGTTAATAGACCACTACGATACGCAATCAACCAAAAGAGCCCATTCGAGGATGAGCAAGATGGCAATGCGATTGTTGAGCCTATTATCTTTGAAAACGGATTTTTGAGTGTACCAAAAAACAACCCTGTACTGCAGGCGTTTTTGCATTATCACCCTTTGAACGGTCGTACGTTCATAGAGATGGACAACGAGAAGGATGCTGCTCAAGAAGTTGAGTCGCTTTCATTCGAGGTAGATGCTTTGATTCAGGCCCGTCAATTAAGTCTTGAGCAACTTGAGACTGTTTGTCGTGTTCTGTTTGGCAAAGACCCCGCTCGTTACACCTCAGCTGAGCTGAAGCGTGACGTGTTGGTTTATGCTAAGCGTGACCCTCGTGGCTTCTTGGGAATCCTTGAGGACCCGATGTTGCAATTACAGTCTAACGTGCACATGTTTTTTGAAAATAAACTCTTAACTTTCAGAAACGGTCACAAGGAAGTATGGTTTAACACCAATTCAAACAAGAAGAAAATGCTTACTGTACCTTACGGTGAGGACCCATATTTTTCTGTAGCGAATTTCCTGAAGACTGATGATGGAATAGACGCCCTAAAAATGCTTGAGAATAGCTTGTAACAGCTTCAGCATAAGCAAGCAATCGAGAAGGAGGGTATTTCTATACCCTCTTTTTTTTTGTATATCTTTGTAAAAACAGTATAATGATTAATTCTGTAAGAAATACCGTACTTGCCGTTCTCAATAAGAACAACTACGGATATGTGTCCCCGTCTGACTTTAACCTGTATGCGAAACAATCTCAGCTTGAGATATTTGAGGAGTATTTTTCGCAGTACAACAAGGCAATCAACATGGAGAATGCCCGCACTTCGGGTACGTCTTATGCTGATTTGAAGAAGTCAATTGAGGAGTGTATTGAAATCTTTTCTCAGACATCTACGCTAGCGCAAGTTGCTCCGGGTTCAAACAGATACTACACACCATCATTAACTACTACAGGTTTTGATTATTTTCTCATTAACAAGGTCCTTTGCTATGACGCATCAGGGCCTTCTCGCGTATTTAAAGGTGAGGCTGAGAAAGTAAACCACAGTCAGATTACGATGCTGACAAACTCTATGTTGACTACTCCGACAGAGCAGTACCCTGCATACACGCAGGAGGGTGGTATCATGACAGTTTACCCGTCAAGTATCAACTTGCCGTCTGAGGTAGACGCTCAATATTTCAGGTATCCCAAAGACCCTAAGTGGACGTATATCACGTTGGCTAGTGGCGAGCCGGTGTTCGACCAATCACAACCTGACTACCAAGACTTTGAGGTTCCTTTTGAGGATGAGTATAAACTCGTATCCAAGATTCTCCAATACTGTGGCATGTCAATCCGTGAGATTCAGGTGGCACAGTTTGGTGCTGTTGAGGAACAAAAACAATCATCATAATCATGGCATACATTAGTCAGTATCAATACTACGCCAATAACGGTAACCAACCCGAAGACGCCAATTGGGGCTCGTATCAGTACGTAAGCCTATTTGACATCGTCAACAATTTTATGTTGATGTATGCCGGCAACCATTCGTTGGTGAATAACGAAGAGCGTTTCAAGATTCTATTTCACGCCAAGCGTGCAATTCAAGAATTGAACTATGACGCCTTCAAAGAAATCAAAGTTCTTGAGCTTACCGTGGACGATTCGCTTCGTTATATCCTCCCATCTGACTACATCAATTGGGTAAGGGTAAACCTGTACAAGGATGGATGGCTAAGACCACTTACTGAGAACATTCAGATTCTCTCAGCTCAAGCGTATCTGCAGGACCAACAAGGCGTTATTCTGTTCGACCAAAACGGTAACGTGCTTCAGCCTCAGTTTTCTGAGATTGACTTGCAGCGTTTACACGGACAGAAAAAAAGTATCTACTTGAATGGTGGGCCATACAACGGACAAGAGGGATGGAACATTGACGGAGGGTGGTACTTTGAATATGGTATTGGGACCCGATATGGTCTCAACACTGAGACTGCAAACTTCAACCCAACGTTTGCGATTGACAAGAAGTATGGTGTCATCAACTTCAACTCAGACATGTACGGCCAATCTGTGATTCTCGAATACATCTCTGACGGTATGGAGAACGGCAACGACTCATTGGTTACGGTCAATAAGTTGTTCGAGAAGTACATCTACGCATACATTCAGTACGAGATTCTCAACGCTAAGCTTGGTGTACAGGAATACGTTGTGGCTCGTGCTCGTAAAGAAAAGAGTGCATTGTTACGCAATGCGAAAATTAGAATCAGCAACATTCATCCGGGACGTCTATTGATGAACCTAAGAGGAATGGATAAGCAAATAAAATAACATGGCAAATATCACGAGAAACTTCATAGCGGGTAGAATGAATAAGGTTGTCGACGAACGCCTTATTCCTGATGGCGAATACATTGACGCTCTTAACATCCGTATGGGGTCTACCGAGAATGCTGAAATCGGTGTGATTGAAAACACGAAGGGCAACATTCGGTTGACTTCATTAAGATACATTGACGGAACGCCATTGAGCGATTCTGCTCGCTGTATTGGAGCCATTGACGATAGCGCAAACGAGACCCTTTATTGGTTTATCCACGACAGCAATTTTCCGGTTGGAGCTACAGGAAAGCTTGATATGATTGTGTCGTTCAACGTGTATACAAACATCTTGACATACCACGTCATCAGTATTGACGACGGTGGTGGTGTAGACACCACTCTGAATTTTAATCCTCAGTACCTTATTACGGGTGTTGACATTGTTGACCGGTTGTTATTCTTTACGGATGACTATAACCCACCACGATTCATCAATCGTACTCGTAACTACGCAGACCCTGTAGGTAACATTGACCAATTCTCTGCGGAGTCTATTATGGTCATCAAAAAACCCCCTATTGAATCTCCTGCTGTACAGCCAATCATTACGGCCAATCAGGAGAACTTTATGGAGAACCGCTTCCTGTGCTTTGCTTATCGCTATCGCTATGAGGATGGTGAGTATTCTGCGACATCGCAGTTCTCTGAGCCGGCATTCATCCCTAGACCTTTTCAGTTCAGTATCAACAGCTTTCTAAATGAGGGGATGACCAACATTGCCAACACAGTGATTGTTACTTACAACACAGGTGGCCCATTGGTGAAAGGCATTGACTTGCTTTTCAAGGAGTCTGCAGGAAATGTTATTCGTGTAATTGAGAAGCTTGACAAGGCTGAGCTTGGATTGCCGGATAATACCGACCTTACTTTTACGTTTACCAATAGCAAGATTTTCACAGTGTTACCGGTATCTGAGTTGCTGCGTTTGTACGATAACGTACCTCGTTTAGCAAAAGCTCAGACTATCATGGGGAACCGTCTAATGTACGGGAACTACGTTGAAGGGTATAATATGGTTGATGAGAATAACAACCCTGTACGATTAACGTATGATGCTAATTTGGTTACGGAGTTGATTGACCAATCATCGCTGTCTGATTCAACCTCTTCAGGTTCTTACAACTACGATGGACCTCAGACTATTCCTAATGCAATTGTAAACATAGACCTTACGGGAGTTGACCTTGTTCAAGGAGCAGCTATTACCCTTGAGGTTAGAATTAGTCACCAAGCATTCTCAGGCGATACGCCATTCCCTACGGAGCAGACAGAGAACGTATCCGTTACATTCTCATTTGTATTGCCAACGAACTACGCTTCTGTTTACGCTCTTGCCACAAGCATTGAGTTCCAAGAAGCAGTAGGTACGATAGCGAATATCAAGCCTGTTTACGACCCTGTTAATCCAACGTCGTGTGACGGAACAACTTTTACGGACTTAATCAACTGTGCAATTCCAAACAACTTGGATGCGCTTATTAAGTTTGCGAGTGGTATCAGTGCAGGTTCTCAACCTATTGGAATCATTACTTCTCCTAGCAGTCAGCAGATTGGGTTTCAATTTACTGCAATGCGTTTCGTAGACAATACGACTACGCCGACGTTTGATGTATTCGAGTACTACTCAGTAGTATTTGCTGAGGCGTTCTACCAAAAAATAAACTCTCCACAAAGCTTGCACAGTAACCGTGGTTACGAGATTGGTATTGTGTATATGGACGAGTTCAATCGTGCGTCAACCGCATTGGTGAGCCCACGGAATACTGTTTATGTGCCATGTTCTGCATCAGATACCAAGAATAGTATTCAGGTTGTAATTCCTACTTCTCAGAGAGCTCCTTATTGGGCTACTCGATACAAGTTCGTAATTAAGCCTGATGAAGAAAACTACGAGACTATTTACTGCAGCATCTTCTTCTTGGACCCGCTGAGCAATAACGCATACTTCTTGCTTGAAGGAGAGAACGCCAAGAAGATTGAGCAGGGAGACAGACTGATTGTAAAGGCTGATACGAGCGGGCCAACAGGTAGCTGTGTGTATGCTACTGTCCTTGAGAAAGAGTCTAAGCAAGCAGGATTTATTGAGGTGCCTAGTCAACTAGACCCTTCAGTAAATATACCGGTGCCGTCAGGAGTATACATGAAGATTAATCCAAACAGCTTTTCAGTTGTTCAGGATGAACTTGCTATTATCGCTCCGGGTAATGTACAGGTAGACCAAGATAGCGGTGGTGATTGTGCATTGGCTTCATACCCAATGAATAGGTTTGACACTGCAACCTCATCATGGGTTGACTATACTGTTCCTGCCGGTAGCCGAATCAAGCTTAGCTTCAAGTTCAGGCGTGAAGGAACCGGAGACGGTAACAACTCTTGTGAAAAACGAAACTATACTCTAGAGAAAACGCTCATTGCATCAAACAACTATTCCAACATGAAAGATTGGTGGGATGGCGACAACGTTGAGCTTGTTTTAAATGACGGTATTCAAGATATTGGTGGTGGTCAGTGCGATGCAGGGAATGAATACATTTCTACGCTAGCAGCAAACGCAGGAGATATTCCTTGCGACTTGTGTACAAACTACTACCGGTTCTTCCGTGACAGCAATAACAAGTTGTCGCTGTTGGTGAGTGGTACCATCAGCTGTACAGGTCTATTCTCAAAGCTGAAGCGCCGTTCTACGGTGATTGTGAACATTGAGGTGTTCCGTGCAGAGACTACTTTGATATTCGAGACTGAGCCAAGCGATGCCTTACCTGACGTGTTCTTCGAGAACAACATGTCATTCGGCATTGATGCAGCAGGAAACCACTTAGGAAACGTTCAGGACCAAGACATTGCTCTTGGCCTTCCGGGAATTGTAGACACTGAGTTCTTCAACTGCTTTGCTTTCGGTAACGGAGCAGAGAGCTACAAGATTCTTGACTCAATCGCAGGTAGACCATTCAACTTGGGTAACCGTGTAACGAGTGTTGCTGCTCAAGATTATAAAGAAGCTGACCGATTTGCGGACATCACTTACAGTGGTATCTACAATGACGAGTCAAACGTAAACAAGCTCAATGAGTTCAACTTGGGCTTGCTTAACTACAAGGCGCTCGAGGATTCATTCGGTCCAATTTACAGACTAGATGGTCGTGAGACCGATGTGCTTACCCTTCAGGAGGATAAGATTTCGTATGTGCTTGCAGGTAAGAACTTGCTCTCTGATGCAGCAGCCGGTGGCGCAATAACTTCAGTACCTGAAGTGTTGGGTACGCAGATTGCCCGTGTTGAGAAGTACGGAATTAGCTTCAACCCTGAGAGCTATGTGCAATGGGGTTACGACCGATACTTTACTGATGTAAAGCGTGGGTCTGTGATTCAATTGAAAGGAGCGGCATACAACAACGACCAACTGAAGGTGGTTTCTGAGATTGGCATGAGGACTTGGTTCCGTGACAACTTCATCGAGACGTTTACCAATCAGAAGCTTGGAGGATTTGACCCATACATGGGAGAGTATGTGCTTTGCACCAACGACCAACAATTACCTCAACCTGACGAATGCTTGGCATGTGGGGTATCTCAAACGTTCAGCTTAGCGCCTACGGATGAGGTAAACTATTGCGTAGACTTGGGCCCTGTGGTAGGAGAAACTACTCTAGATTATTCAGTGCCTGCAGGCAATACAGGAATCTTCCAAATTATTGCAGTGTACAATGGAGTAATCTACAATACGGGTGCTTCTACTGCGAGCGGTTCTTTAGTTATTGACAAGAGTTTGCCTAATACAACAGTTTTGGATATTCAAGTCATTGCAGTCGGAACAGTAGAACTTACTATCAATGTTAGGTGTCCATTCTCTGAGTTCATGACTATCGTAAACGTTTGTGCTACAAGCAACCCTGAAGATGGATTGTTTATTCACAACGAGTACAATTACACTAGCGATGATTTTGTTTCACCAACTCAGTCTAGCTTAATTACGTTTGGAAGTAGCCCTGATAGCCCTGTGGTTTCGCAATATCAATTGCTAACAGGTCTCCCGGGGACAGGTGGATTCCCTCCTGCAGGAAGTGTCATGAGAATGGCAAGCAATAAGTTTGGCTTTGATGATTTTGTCTTTGACCCGTCAAGCGACAACTTCAAGTTTTTGAGGAGCAATACGCTGTATGGAAATACCCCTGCAGATATTGCAGCATTGCTTGAAGAAGCCACTACTATACCGACTATATCAGGGTCAGGGAATTACTTCTATTCAGATTTTACTGTTCCAACAACAGGACAATACTTATATATGATTTGGGATTACAGACAAGCGTTGCCGCTGACATTATGCTACTCTTCTGAGAGTGAGTCAGATGCGTGCTGCAACTGTGGAGGGTAACCCATAAAAGAAAATAAATGGCAACACAAGCAACATACTACTTAGACGCACCATCCCTCGGCTCAGCATCTGTAATTTATACGGACGCTGCGTTGTCGGTCATTGCGCCAAACGGATTCTATTCTGATGGGACGATTGTTCGTGAGCAAGTTAACGGGGCATTATTGCCTCAAGTAAATTGCCCGGCATGTGCTACTCCTTGTGGTGGTGCAATCTCAGCATCAGGGAGTCAAGGGGTTTACTATTTGGACATTGACTTAGGTACCGATGTTGGGGCTGTCGTAATTAGCTTTGACCCATACAGTGTTCCTGATGGTATTCAAGCCACTTACAACAGCGTGGTATACAATGGCCTATCATCTCCTACTTTTGGATGGCTTCAGGGGTCTCCCGGACTGCCGACATACATAGGAGACTCGGGGTCAAACTGTGGGCTTCCTGAAGGCTCTCCGTTTGATTTGCCGGTATTTGAGTACCAAGGCGGGGCATTTGTAGCATTGGGGACGTCAGAGGCAGTCACTATACTTTCTAGTCAGTTAGACTTTACGGTAGGCGGTCCCGGAGCTTCAGTGATGGTTATTCCAAAAACACAAGGCACGCCATCAATCCTTAGCTTGAAAATGATTGGGCCTTGCTCGGGGACTGCGTTTGCAGTAAACGTAGCTTGTCCTGTATCATTGCCTGTGATTGATTGTAGTTTGGTTCTAGGTTCTAGTACGCTTGCATGCGCTGCTCCTGTAAGTCAAACATATCACTTAGTAAAAGTGTCAGGGACAGTCGGAGTTGTTACCGTAAATGATTTGGTATTCCAAGATGCGTTTGGTCAAACAAAACTTGCGGCAGGATATTACCATACCACAGATGCAGGCACAAATGATTGGTTCCAAGTTGATGCCAATGGCGTTGTAATTGCAGTAGGTGTTTGTAGCGGAGGAACTGTTTTCGCTGCTAGCCTTGGTTCTGATTCTGCGACAGCTTGTGGCGAAGCGGGAATCCCGGTTAGCGTCACAGGAGACAATGCTTCTTTCTGTAACTGTACTGAGTTTGTTTCAGAAACTTTTGCTGAATATGCTACAGGCGTTTACTATTTGTCATACGGTGGGTATGTAATTGCAATAGCAATTACGGGCGGAAGCAATACCGCAACAGTAGAAGGAGTATGTCAATCTTGTAGTCCTATCAGTGTTTCAGGTGTTAACGGATACATGGAGCCTTGCATTGGTGGTACAATTGATGACCACATGGGAGCGTCTGTATTCTTGAGTTCTCCTGTAGCTGTAGACACTAACTTCCAAGTTCAGGTGTCGTACGTATTCCCCGGGGGGAGCTGTGGCGTTGGTCAGTATACGCAGAACTTCTATGTAGATGTGCTTCAAGGTCAGACTAGCTCAAACTTTAATGCTTGTAGCAACGGTTATTATGTGGCATCAGGTGCTACAATATGTGGGGCTTGCATAGTTTCTTGCGATAATCCTGATGTTGATATTACTTCACACTCTTGTTAAAATAAATAGATGGCAACATATACACTGACATATAGCGAGATGAGCCAAGGGTGGCCGTCGTTCTATTCCTTTAATCCTGATTGGATGATTGGAATGAACAACTATTTCTACACCTTTAAAGGGGGTAATTTGTATCGCCACAACGTCAATCCCATTCGCAATAATTTCTATGGTGTTCAATACACTTCTAGGTTGGTGAGCGTTATGAATACTGCGCCTCTTGAGAACAAACTTTTCAAGACCATGAATCTAGAGGGAGATGCAGCATGGGATGCGTTGATGACTACCGACTTGCAGTACTCAGGCTTTATTGAGCTTGGTTGGTTCGAGAAGAAAGAAGCATCGTGGTTTGCATTTGTTCGCAACTCAGGGACAGTACCTGCTACTCCTGCTGAATATCCATTACGCTCAGTAAACGGTATTGGGCGAAGCACGGTAATCACAGGACCCGCATCAGCGCTTGAGATACGATTTGCGATTGGGGCTTCACCGATTGATATTGGAAGCATTATCAGTATTGGAGATATTGTTTACTATAGCTTGCCTCCAAGCTTTAATGCTCCGATTTTATGCGGACAAGTGACCAATATTATTGTTGATTATGTAGCAGGTAACAATAAATTAATTGTTGATACTACCATCCCGGGCGGTGGCATACCACCTATACAGAATCCGTACATTTTTTACATTAAAAATTCTGTTGCAGAATCTCATGGGGTATTGGGACATTACTGTCTATTTACTCTTGAGAATCCTAGCACAGATAAGATTGAGCTGTTCGCAGTAGAGTCTGAAGTAATGAAAAGTTATCCTTAAAATTTCAATATCTTTGTAAGAGATGCTATTTAATGTACGACCGCTGAACGAAAATGACTATGACGCTATCTTAAAAGGATGGTGGGAGGCATGGGGATGGGAGTCCCCATCTAAGGACTTTCTTCCGGATAACGGGCTTGGTGGCATTATGGTTTGTGATGGCGATGTTCCTGTATGTGCAGGATTCATATACACCACAAACTCAAAGGTGGCTTGGGTGGATTGGATTATCTCCAATAAAGAGTACAGAAAGAAGCCACATAGGAGTGAAGCTATAAAGGTATTGGTCGATACGTTGACTAATATTTGTAAAAACACAGGGCATAAATATAGCTATGCCCTAATAAAACATCCTGTTCTAATGAATACCTACAAGGAATTAGGGTATGTCAAAGGAGATGGGTATACAAGTGAAATGATTAAAGTATTGTAATATGGCAATAGCAACTTCTACAGCAATAGCAGTCGGTGGGCTTGCACTATCAGCAGGTACCACTGCTATGTCTTTTGCTCAAGCGAGCAAACAAAAGAAACTTCAACGCCAAGCAGAATCTGAGGCGTCAAGAGCATTAGAGGAGGCTCGTCAAAAATTAGACGTAAACTTCTATGAGCAACTTGGCATCAACAAAGAGGCTTATGAGCTTGAGCGTGAGGCATTGCTTTCTCAAGGAGCGCAGGCTATTGAGGCAGGCGTAGAAAGCGAACGTGGCGCAGCAGCTACAGCAGGTCGTGTTCAGTTGGCTGCCAACCAAGGGCAAGCCGGCGTTCGCACTGCCATGGCTCAAGATGTGATGAACTTGAATAAGCTTGTTGCAGGAGAGGAGTCTCGCCTTCGTGATTCTAAGGTGGGACTTGATTTGGCGGAAGCACAAGGAGCTCAGTTAGCCGCTCGGGATGCAGCTGAAGCTGCGGCGGCAGCAACAACTCAAGGCATGCAAGGTCTTCAGAGCGTAGGGCAGCAGGCCATGCAGCTAGTTCCTTTGTATGAAAAGACTGAGGGAGCAAGAGCATTTAAGGATTTGTCAAAGCAAGCGCAAGCTGCCGGTATGACTCAAGAGCAATTCCAAACAAATCTTGTTGGTCTTTCAAAAGGAGACCCTCGATTCGCAAACTTGTCGGGGGTAGGATACTCTGCTACCGGATATGATGCAAATGGTAAACCAATTCAAGGGATGATGACTCCTTATGGATTCCAAGATTACATGTCAGGCTTAGGCGCTGACTACTTGCAATCTATTGGAGCTGTAATGTTCCCTAAGAAATAAATAAATAGCAGATGGCCACATTTTATAAATACGCTGAGCGGCAAGCTGATAGTTACGTCAATTGGGCTGAGGTCGGAAAAGGTCTTTCCGATATGCTTGCGACGGAGAATAAACTACGTGAAGAAAAGAAAGCCGCTATTGACAAAGCCTCTCGAGATTTCGGTGAGGAATTATCTAATGCCCCTACGGGAGAGCATCAGGGTCTTAATGCGTGGACACTTAGCTATGCGAGTGATGCGCAGCAGGCTCGTCTTATGCAAGACCGTTTGTTAAAGTCAGGTCAGCTCAAGCTGAAGGACTACAATATCATGCGTCAAAATATTAACGATGGTACGAAGCAGGTATTCAACCTTTCAAAAGAATACCAAGATGAGTATAAGGTGAAGATGGAGCGACTCAAAAGCTCAGACCCCGCTACTGCCTCTCAGGAGTTGGAATCTTGGCTTATGGGCACCGTTGAGGGATTTGCTAATTTCAGCAAGTCTAAGATTCTCATCAACCCTACTGACTTCCAACTTAGTGTTGGCATCATGGAGCCGGACCCTTCTAACCAAGGAGTATTGAAGCTCACCAACAATGTTGAGACAGTAAACAATTTGCGCAATCGCATCAAGGCCAAGTTTGACAAGTTCGACACAAATGCTGCTACTGCTGCGGTATCAGGCAAGCTCGCTGAGTACATTACCGCTGAGATAAAGCGTGGGTCTCAGACTCTCGCAGGTCAAGTCGTAACTCTTGAGGACGCAATGAAACGTCCGGGGTATCAGAAAGCTGTGACTGATGCAATTGATTCTTACTTGACCAATCCATACAACGTGTCTTCAGTTCTTACAGAGGACATCGGTACTGATAAAAATGGAGCAGCTTATACTTTCACCTTTGATAAGAATGAAGCTGCAGGAAAATCAAATGTTATCTACTTGGAGCGTGACGCTACATCAGGGTTACCTAAGCCTGTGTTTAAGCCTGAACAAGAGCAAGCTGTTCGCGAGTACATGAAGGGTCAGATTGAGCAACAGATTAAACACAAGGAAGAGATTCGTCCGTTCCAAGAACCTCAGAAACCACAACCACAACAATGGCAGTACGAAGTAGGTCGAGGCAAGGAAGCTGCTAAGAGTGAGGGTAACATGCTTGCTAAATTGTATAGCGGTAACTCAGGAGAGATTCAAGCTGCAGTAGACCACTTCAATGGCTTGCCTAACGTAAGAGCGGTTAACCGTACTTCTGATGGTGTAAACGTAACTCTGAATGACGGAAGCACTAAGACTATTCGATTCAAGAATCCTGATGGTACCGTAATGAGTCAGGCTGACTTTGT